CTTATCTACATTACCAAACAATGTTTCTATTCTTTTTCTTGCTTCATCTGGCTTTTTACTGTGCTTTGTTCTTTCCGCTTCAATTAATTGAACTACATTGTTTGCTTCTTTGTGTTGCCTCATATTACCTCTCGCACCGAATAAACATATTTCGCAATTTTTCATAGTCCACGCACCCACATTCGCACAAGTATTCCCTTTGCTTGTTATTTTCTTCCATATAAAAACAATGGTTCTATACTTAAACCCCCACGCTTCCATCAAAGCAATTCCTTGTTTTAAATGGCTATCTGTAACCCATAAGAACAAAGCTGCATCTTTATCAGCTAAATTATTTACAGGTAATTCAAGTAATTGCTTTTCGCTCATTGTTTCATATTCATCATTTATGCTTCTTGCCTTTCGTGTTTGCTTTCTTTTTGGGAAAGTTTCTTGATATACAGGTCGGCTGTATCCCCACGCAGGGTCAGCATAAATTACTTTGTATTTTTTCATCTTTCGTTATTTTAATCCGTTCATACTACACCTAACACCGTATATAATGCATAATTTGTAAAAACAAATTCCGACACCATATACAACACGTTAGCTGCAAGCACTACACTTGTTCATTTAATCAAGTGTAGTGCTATACTGCCAAAAGTAAAAAGCCACCGCACTATTTCTTTTTTTTAGACCTATATGCTTTCATTGCTTTTTTTTTATCAGCCCCCTTCTTCCACGATCCAGCAGCTAATTTTTCTGCCTTACGCTTACTTTTTACTTTAATCATCTCTCCTTTAGCAGCAGCTTCTTTTGGGGTTTGAGATTTCCAATCACCTGCCTTAGTTGAGGATTCTTTTCCCTTTTTAGGTGTAATTGTTGGAAATACACCAAAATCGCCACGCTTCTTAGATGTGTCTCCAACCCACGCCATTTTGTGAGAAGATGTTGTTCCATCTGAGTTTTTAAGGGCTGTAGTTCTCATTTCTCTAATCGCCTTCTTTTTGTTTATTACTACTTTCTTTGCCATTTTATATGGTATTAAATTATTGGGTACTCTTTAAAAGATTTTCCCCACCCTCTTTTTTATTTTTTAGTTCAGTATTTTAATCAACTTTTGTGCTTATTTTCCGTGCCAGTCAGCTAACACGGCATCATATTGCATTGTGAAAAACAACGACAATATCGGCAACGAGAGTTTAGCCGAGAACCGTTAAGGAAGCGTTCTATATATTCTTTTTCAACTTTACACAAGCCCCAATTTTCTACAAGATCCCTTACCATCCTGGTCCTCATACCTTATACTGAGTATTTGGTAATTAGGTTTGCCATTATCAAAGAGGCTTATTGGTGTTATACCTAGGGTTATCGTATGATCCAGATTACTGTTTTCATCGTGGATGTCACGGTAGGTAGACACACACTTTTTTCTAAAAAAAAACTTCTTTGTCCACTTCATAGTTAAAAAATGTGAGTGAACCTGGCAACTTGGCCAAAATCTATATGATGAATAAATCCTTCAATTGCTTTTGGTGCACCTGTGAACCCATTCCTTGCATGCCAACTATCTGTTCCGGAAGGACTTCTTAGAGTCTCAAATGTCACTCCAATATAATCTTTTGATATCTTATGATGAACGTGGTGCCCATATATGTATCTATGTTTACACTCACTCCAATGCTTGGATTCATCTGCCATGAGTAAAGGTAAATCAGCTTGTTTAGCACCATCACCATGCGTGGACCCTATCAGATTATTTCCGTATCTAAAGTATTTCCTGTGGGCTATCGATGTATCAAATGTAATATTCTTGCAGTCTTTAAAATATGTGGAAATTACATCCGCTAAAAAGAACCCGCTTTGGTAATCATGATTTGACGGATTGTATAGGAAATGGACATCGGCCACCTCTAACAATCTCTCTAATAGTTCTACATACAGTTCTTTAGCTATGAGGAATGCCCTGTACCACATTACATCACTATCGACAGTTGTCCCAGACGTGGTTGTACTCCTAGGTGTATCAATATGAAGAATATCATTTCCGGCTATGAACAGCACCTTGCTGATAGAGAATCCCTTAGACTTCTCAATGATCCCCTCAACACCCTCTCTTGCTCTTTTCACAGCTATCTGACTATTGTACTCCTCCCCATCTTCAAGACTATCACAAAGTTTTCCTATATGGAGATCTGCTGGATCAATAATTAGTAGATGTGGTTTACTATCATCTGTTTGTTGCCTTTTTATTGTCTTAGGCCTGTTGGGGATACCCTCAATCTCTAGCAGCAGATCCTTACAAAATTTTTCAAACCCATCTCCTGCAATAATGTTGCTTGCAATATTGTAATAAGCCCCTTTAGAAGTGTGCGTTACAAGCTTAAAGGTTCGCACTTGTTCAAAAGGAATTTCGTAAAATTCACAATATTCCTTAATACTCATCACTTTCCCATCTGGCTTCAATGCGGAAAGTTGCGACACACCTTCATACCCATTTGTATCTGTGACGGTTTCGTTCTCAAGGTCTTGATCTACATTGTTTTTCTTGAGATAACGAGAGACTCTGAGTCGGTACTTTTCCTCGTATGGTATGTTTACTGAACTGCAGTAGTTCTTCACAGCTTCTGTTATATTCCCACCAACCCTGTAGGTGTCAATGATCACCCCTATGTCAAAGTTTTTCATAAATACTTATAGTTATTTTAATAAAAGCTATCAAAGTCTTCTTCCATGTCTCCTATATCAGAGTCATCAAGAAACCTTTCATTCTGACTATACAGTGCAGAAAATAGTGCTTGATCATTCTCCCAAGAGCCTGTAAGCTCTGGGTACATCTCTTCTAGGTCACCACTGTCCCTAAGCGCTATGTACACTGCTCGAATTTCTTTAGCTGACATACAGTCCTAGTATTGGTGTGCAAAAGTCAAACCTTCCCCATAGACTCTGGTGTAACTACCAGAGCTATCTATTAAGAGGATCATTCTGGTCGAAATCTCTAAAGTGAAAGTAAAGGCGTTCCCACTCTTATTCATCACCTCGTAAACAATTTTGTTAGGGTAAAAACTGACGCTCAATACTTTGATTTCATCAATCAGCTTATAGTTAGAGAATTCTTGAATTTGAGAGTTGTTTGCAACATAACTTAATTTAAGATCTTCATCAAGCGTTGTTCTGCTAATTCCAAACCTTGTTCCATATTCGAATGTCACCTGTGCATTTAAAGGCAGTGTGGATATTAGTGTTAAAAGTATTATTAGTTTTCGCATGTTGTCAGATATAATAAGTGGAGACCCTTTTACAGAAATCTCCACTCACATGGTTTTAGAAAGGTAAATCATCATTACTTGCCAGCTTAGCTGGTGGTGCCTGATACACAACCTGTGTTGGCGTAGGTGTCTGTACATACTGTTGACCAGATGCCGCAGCGTATTGTTGTACAGGTGCTTGTTGTGTAACCGGTTGTTGTACAGGTGCTTGTTGAATTGGAGCAGCTTGTTGTGTAACTGGTGCGCCTTGTACAGGGGGAGCTGTTTGAGCAGGAGCAGCTTGTTGGACTTTCCCATATTTCAACAACACCTGGCTGTATAGGTAGTTGTCTTTATCTGATGAATTTGCAGAACTGCTGCCATCAAAGTTTTTTGACCAAACAATTGCTGGGATATCACCTTGATTGAACACACCCTCTTTAGTGGTGTATGTTCTTGATAGTCGCCCCACTTTAGGTTCATCCATCACATTCTCCCAATCTGATGCAAATTTGATGGAGATGCCTATGCTATTATACGTAGTGCCTTCAACAGGCATATTGTAAGCATAGAATCTGTATAGAGTGCCTGCTTGTAAGAACGGGAGCTTTTCTAAAATAGACTCTGCAAACGTGCCTATACCTCCTTTTTGGTTCTTGAAGGGAATTTGTAGGTAGACATTATTGTTAAACTGGTCCATTAAGTGTACAGATACCTGCTTACCTATTTTTGAATCCCGGAGCTCAACAGTTTGGAAGAAGCCGAAGAAACCTTTCGTGTGAACTTTTCTGAAAGAAATATTGTTCTTGGTACTGATATGTTGTTCGAAACCTTCTTTTGGAGTTTTGGAAGACTCATATATCGTTCCATCATATCCTGCATTTAAATAAATTGTTGCCATTATTTTTTAGTTTTTATTATTATTTTTTTTGTAAAGGTAAACCTTATTTACTTATCTCCAAACTTTTTATCTAAAAAAATTACAATTTCTCTTAGAGCTGCCTGTGTGTCAAGCATGTAGCTCTGTGTCCACATCCCTAATAAGAAGCTAAATTTACGTTCCCCTATGTCTTTACCACCATTCCCAATGAAGTATTGGTATAAGAAATCTCGTTTTGTCCGGATTGCTATGTATTGCTCTTTTGTCATACTTCGTATTTTGATGTATAGACCATTGCTTCATCAATTCGAATCAGCATCCAGTCTAGGATTTTAACTACTAGCCTCTTCATCCCTTTTCAAATTAAATTTAGCTAAAAGAGCATTTATCATCATATCATCATGGTATGAATATACATCTCGATGGGTAAGATTATTGAGTAGGTTTTCTGCACCACTTGTTAATCCTTTATACCTAGAGACCAATTCAGTGATGATCATATCAGTATCGGTCACTCTAGGCGGAACACCCATAGTAAATGATTTCCCATAAGTCTTGGCAAGTTTACTCACCTCTTTGCTTACCATATCAATCAATTCGTTGTTTGGTATATCAGCTAGTGCTTTCTCAAAAGCCTCTTGTCTAGTTACGCTCATAAAAATAGTTTTGGATAAAATTTACCTAGTATGTTTTCATTATAAGAATTATTGCCAGGTTCAATGACTCCATCAATCATTTGGTACTTTATTTCGAAATAGGACATTGCTTGTTTTGTACTACAAACTTGTAAAATCTCTTTGGTATATTTGGCACCATCAGAAATTGATTGATTGAGTGGTACACAAGATCCTGTATATTCGGACCATTTTGGCATAACTGTCGTCACCATCTCATAAAGTTTCTTACGCTTGTCTGTGATCTCTGCCTTTTGTTTTTTGCCAAAATGTTTTTTACGAGTTGAAAACAAAGACTTCTTTCCAATATAGCTTCTGTTATTTGTATGATCAGTTATCTTATAGATAAAACCTATAGTTCCTTCCGGAAACTGCGAGACATCTTTCATCTCGACCCCTTTATACGTCCAGTAAATCATTTTTGTTGCTTTAGTCCATCAAGTACTTTTTTTCTTAATTCTTCAAGAAGCTCTGGGTTATCATTCATTAAAACTGTGACCTTTTCCAAGCCTTGCCCTAATTTAGTATCACCGTATGCATACCAAGACCCTGACTTTTTAACGATTTCCATTTCGGTTGCTAATGAGATAATTTCTGCAGCTGTATCATAGCCTTCCCCGTATTTTAGAATAACCTCGCATTTTTTGAAAGGAGGAAATACCTTATTCTTCTTTGTCTCAAAAATCATCTCGTGCCCAACAGCTTCCCCTGCAACCATAATAGGTTGTGATTTTCTGATGCTTAATCTGATTGATGCATAAAACTTCATGGCATTACCTACACCAATTGCTTGTCCTGCATAAAGGCCAATCTTATCTCTGATTTGAGAAATGAAGATTACAGTACATTTGTGTTTTTTGGCAACTCCTGTGATTTTCCGTAAGCCTTTTGAGAGCATCCTTGCTTGTAAGCCCATTTGCTGATCACTCATTTCCCCTTCTAACTCAGCTTTTGGCACTAGCGCAGATGTTGAATCGACTATGGCTAGTGCGATTTCCCCCGTCTCAATCATTGCAATGGTTACATCAATTGCATTCTCCCCACTATCTGGTTGTGAGATAGCTAGTTCATCAATATTCACACCTAGTGATTTTGCATATTCCGCATCAAAGGAATGCTCTGCATCACAAAAAAAGGCATTATGCCCATCTCTCTGTGTTTGTGCAATTGCTTCAATTGTCACAGTAGTTTTACCTGCGGATTCGGGCCCATAGATTTCGATAATACGTCCTCTTGGAAATCCTCCTCCTGTGATATGATCGAGCCACAAGGATCCACTAGGTAAAAATTCTATATCTGTACTCGTATCAGATAATTTCATTACAGACTCTTTTCCATAGAGTCCTTGTACTTTGGCTAATGCCTCTTTCGATATACCCATTTTACTTTTTTAGTTGATGTAATCCGTGAAAAATAACTCTTTTCCAAACACTCTTCTCGTTACTGATATCCCGTAGAACACCCGCTTTTTACGCTTCTTTGCCCTAACGCTCCATTTTCCCTTTTGATCTTTTGTGAAGACTAAGTACTCGTACCACTTACCCCTCAGTTTTCTATCCATTTCAAAGGCAAGTCCTAAACTTTTTACGTAGAGAATATTATCTTTAAAATGAAAGCCTTCGCTTATTATAAAGTGATCGCAGACCCTCTCGTCAACCCATGTCCTGTTATTATTTGCACGTGTTCTTGCACATGCTGCAATCACTGACATCTTCAAGAGGTCTTGGTATAACCCCTCTTTCTTATAGAATTTTTTTTTAACGAAATAGGATTCTGAGTAAACCTCACTCTGATACCTAGGAGTCATCGCATTTTTAATGCCCGTTTGGTAAGAGCATAAGGCGGTGTTTAACTTTGTTTGAGTCCCTGTTAATGGAGTTAGTTCAACCTTATTCGTATCTGTTTCTAATGACCCCTTCTTATCTTTCAATAAGTCAACTTTATCCAACTTTTCTAGTAGTTCTAGCCTAGCGCCCCAAGTACCATCTGTATTACTTGTGATAATAATCCGCTCAACTCCTCCTGGTGGGAGTGTCTCATTGATTATGATTGAAGACTTATAGTTGTTCAAGTAGAGAAACCCATTTCGTACTCTATAACACATTTTTGCTTCATAGGATGTGTTTTGATCTAAGAATCCTCGGAACTGTCGGATCTCTGTATAGGCCTTTACTACAGCCCTATGTGCCACCTTGTAAGTTGCATTTTTTGCCCAATCAAATTGTTTGAAGTGCTTAGCTTGCTCAATCATGATGTATGATGGAGTATGTGGTAGATTCCTACCATCTTCAAGTCTTTCCGGACAATTGACCCTTGACCTCTGGACTTTTTCTGAGTTATCATAAAAATAATAATACCCATCATCCTGTTTTTGAAAAGGTTCAGCAAGTCTTCTCATAGTATACTCGTAGACCTCATTGAACAACCTCTTATCATTGAGAAGGTATTCCATCTGCTTTGTAGTCGGACTCAATGTTACGTTGAATACATACACTGCTCTTCCTTTCTTTGGCTTCCGTCCCCGCTTCTCCTTCCGACTCCTGCGCTTTGGCTTTTTTGAGGCCCCCTCAACACCTTTGTGAATCCTTTGCCCTACAAACTCAGCGGTGTAGTCATCGGATATATGTGATTTTCTCTCCATTAGTTGGCAAATGTAAAACATTAGTTTGACTTTTCCAAACTTTATATGAAAATAATTAATAGTCCTTATTATATAGGGCGAAAAGTTATCTAATCGGAGGTTAAAATAAGTACAGAGTGGTGGATTCATAACTGACTGATAACCAATATCTTATTATAGGATAAAACTGCTGTTTTTTATTATACCTTTTACCCTAGTTTTTCAAATCAATGTTATTTTATCTTATTCTATTTAATATATTCTTTATCTTAAACATTAAGTTTATACGTATGCGTGACACATGTATGTGTATGCGAGAGAGGAAAGGATAAATATTTGGGCATTTTTTAAGTTTGGGGCATTTCTCCCGATTTCTTACCGGCTTTTTATCTGTTAATTCCCAATGTTTTTTGAGGAAGCTGTTTCTTGTACTAAATTTGGACTCATGTATAAAAACCAAAGAGATTTTGATCATGAGGCGATAGACCTCCGAGAGTCCTTTGAGGTATCTGGGGAGATCCTCACCGAAGAGGAGTATTTAATACAAGCCATTAACACGATTCCAGAGGGGATACTGTCTGACGATTTTTACCGAAGAAATAGCTTTTTGATCAGGGATATGACGGATGCTTTTTGTGATCGCCACAATCGTAATGGGGATTTCCCACCGGCTGTTGCTAGTAGAACGTTGAGTATTTTCCTCTGTTCCCTAACTAAATTCGGGTTAAGGTAAAAATAAGCGCTAAAAAATTAGGAATTGTCAAAGTAAGGTTTTAAATTTGTACCCAACTAAAGTTAGATTGTGGAGAAAACGACAAAGAAAAGCCCCCAGATTTACGCACTGGATGCTCGGTACAAGGATGAATTCGATAAGTTGAAGAAGCTTGTTGAGATATTTTCTTATCACTGGAAGATGGAAGGACGTGTCTCAAACGTATTGAGAAGTAAGCTTGCAATTCTATTAACCTTGTATATGAAATACGGGTTCAACAGCAGTACAAAGAAAAAGGCTTGTGAGATACTTGGGGTGAATATTCCAGCAGTTAATTGCATGAACCTCGAGTTGAGGCAAGGGAACTACCTATACAAAGATCGTTACAATACCCGCACTAATCATCTCCACCCGGACTTGGAACTTTTGAAGAAGTATGTTGAAGAACTGCCTCTCGACAGTGCAACCCCTTTGATTTTATACAGAATACAAAAAGCAAATGGATAGTATTTTATTTGAAAAAGATATTGTAGCCTCCGTAGCAAAGGAGCTAGAGATGGATGAAGGGAAAATCAAAGCACATTTTAAATTTTTAAAAACTTTCATAAATGAGCTAATGGATACAGAAGTCCATAATATATCCTTACCGCATCTCGGGAATATCTATCGGAATATTAAAGGGTGTTCTTCAATGAACATCCACATGGAGTGGAGTGAACTCGAAGATAAATATCCGGAAAAATTTGCCAAGAACCTATCAGACATAAGTTCTATACTGACTACGATAAAAAAGGGTAACACCCATTCATACCATAATTCAAGAAGGCGCATACATAACCCCTATTTTACATGCACAATGCGAAAAGAGGAACTAGAAAAATTTCAGAATAATGAAGGATAGAATCAAACAAGCAAAATCAATCATAAAGGCTTTCGCAGGGAGTCTCCCGGAAGGGCAGGACTGGTATGAGAAGCGAATGGATATTTGCAATGTGTGCCCGAAAAACACTCGGAACATGTCTGAGGACGAGTTGCGAGTTGTCGATAGGATCAAATTGAAACTTCATGCATGCCCAGAGGGGGACCATTGTACTGCATGTGGATGCTGTACTCATAGGAAGGCCTCCCAAAAGAGTGAAAACTGTGGAATGGTAGATTTAGGTCAAGAACCAAAATGGGTTGCCCTAGAGGTGGAGTCAAAAGTGGACAGAAAGATAGCCGTTGAAAATGTAACACCTGATGCAGGTGTACTCACAGTTGAGGACAACATACTGATCTATCAGATTGGGGAGACGAGCAAGGAGAGGTTGGAGTTCACAGTCGGGATGGCTCGTAAAGGGGTTTTCAAAATTAAGTCTGTCCGAATCGGATGTAAGTGCACCGTTGCAGAAACTAGAGAAGTCTCTGAAAATAATTACCATTTTGATATCATCTTGACAACAAAAGATTTCAGATCTGGAATGGATATTGAGAGGAGCTTCACAGTAGAGTACTACGATGAAAAGGAAAAAATAAACGAGATAGTTGTAAAAATAAAATTAAGAAAGAAATGAGTACAATAAACTACAAACCACTGATCAAGGACAAGATTCGTGAATTTTTTGCTGAGAATCCTACATATACGTATGGGGAAATGTTACACAGTATCCAGTCTTGCTTGAAGAGATCGACTAAAGTTGATAATGTAAAATTCCTAGACCTCTCAGATGAAGATTTCTACACAGGAATAGACTTAGCATTAGAAATTGAAAGAGAGTAAGATATGGAGCAATCAAAAGGGTTAGACGTGAGTGTCTACATTAAAGAGAGAGTTATAGAGTATCTCAATTTATCATCAGAGTTCTATAAGAAAATTACTTCAAGCCAATCTGCATTGAGAGCATTCGATGCAGATATTCGGAGGATTTGTGCAGAAAAAGGCGAGGAAGGCTTCGAGGAAGCCAAGTCCATACTAATTGCTATGCAAGAGGTGCACTACAATATGTTCCTTTTGGATCAAAGTGTGAAGCAATTACAAGTTGGTATTTTTGAACTAAGCACCCTGTCCAAATTGGCCGGAATAGAGATACAAGTCTCTGATGATGCAAAGGAGTACTTTAGCACAATTACAAAGACTAGCCCACACATTTACATGATTGAAAAAGGTGAGGTTACCATGGTTAAGAATGAAATGACATCAGCCATACTTGGAGCAATGGATCAAAAAATACGTACAGAGGAGACCCTCAAGGAGATGTACAAAAGTTTTTCAAGATCACATAAATAACCCTAATGTCATTAACCACATCTTCTGATCTATTTATAAATATGAAGGACACACCTCGGTATGATCCTAAGAAGCATTATTATGAGCAAGGGAAGGATGTCGTAGACTTCTATACAGAGGAGCGGAATAAGCTGATATATGGTACAAATATCGGAGGATTTTTTGTACACCCTTGGCTTTATTGGCATATCAATTACTTCAAAACACCTGTTCCTGTTGAGAACAACGGAGTAGGGGCAGAGGAAATAATGGCCCCACCCCTAGATGATAACATATTTTATATCACAGAAACCTACCAGGCAGCAAAAGAGCGTAATCAAGGAGTGTTTATCTTCGGAAGCCGTGGGGTTGCTAAATCTACTGATATAGCCTCTTTGACTAGTTGGTTAGCAACAACAAAGTATAACGGAACAACATCAATAGTTGGAGGAGACAAAAAGGATCTCTCTGCAATTTCCTCACTTCTCCAAATTGGTCTAAACCAAGTGCACCCAGCTTTCAGTATGCCTACCTTAACGGCTAATTGGGGATCCCTGGTCGAATTTGGTATACGTGGAAAAAGTGATAAGAAGAGAAGTGTTTTTTCAAGATATAGTATAACCAATGCAGATGTAGCAAAAATCGCCTCGACTGAGAAGGGTGCTGGACTAAGCCCTGTTGGGTATGTAATTGATGAGACAGGTAAGTTCGACTTCTTAAAGATGTATGAATCCGCTTTACCCTCTTTCCAAACACAGTATGGGTATAAACTCGTACCTTTTTTGGCGGGAACTGGTGGTAACTCCGCCCTTTCAAAAGATGCCAGAAAAGTTATGTCTGCACCGCAAGATTATGGACTAATAGGGCTAAATCGTAATAGACTTGATAGGAGTGTTCCAGAGGAGGCTTTGACTTGGAAAGAGGATAAGGATGACTCATTTTGTACCTTCATACCGGGACAAATGTCTTACCGTTTAGCGGTCCCTAAAATTACACAAAAACTGTCCTCATATCTCGGGGTATCACATAGAGATCTAGATAGGATTAAGATCAATACTACAGATTGGGTAAAAGCAACAAATTACCTAGAGACTCGAAGAGCCTCTTATAAAAAAGATGATCTGATTAATCGTGATAAGATGTATTATCCTACAAAAACGAGTCATTGCTTTTTAATTGATGCTGTTAACCCGTTTCCAACTGCCGTCATAGCCAGGCATATTGATAAATTAGAAGCAGAGGGTAGGACTGGTAAGAATGTAACACTCTATAGAGAAGGTACAGAGTTCAAATATGAATTTTCTGATAAGAAACGAGCAGAGGTTAGTCATGGTGGAGGAATTGCAGATGCACCTATAATAATTTTTGAGGACCCTCCAAAAGAAGCCCCCCAAAAATTAATCTTTGTTGGAGGACATGATGGGTATAAGATTGATGTATCTGATACGGACTCATTAGGATCACATTATATCATAAAAAGGCGTAACATGGTTCCCAATGAACCATGCGAAACGATACAAGCTAGTTATACAACTCGACCAGAGAGGATGTTGGAGTATTTGCAAGGTTGTGAAGTCCTTATGAAGGCTTGGAACGCAATGACAAACATGGAATCTGTTGATATCGGTCTACAGCATCACCTTGAGGCCAAAAGCTTGGAGTATGACTACCTTTGTCCAGCATTTAGCTTTACACAAAAAACATCTAGGACCAACGTCAGACTCAATTCAAAATTTGGGCTATTTCCAAATATAGGTAACAACACTTACCGATTTAATAGTTTTGTTACTTGGGCTTGGGAGGAGCATACAATTGGAATCGATAATGAAAACAATCCAATCATAAAGTATAGCGTTGAATTTATAGAGGACATTGATCTCCTAAAAGAAATGTTGAACTTTAAAAAGGGGAATAACGTTGATAGGATGACAGCATTCTCCCACGCACTTGTCTATGCCCAAGAATTAGACAAGAATAATGTCTCACCAGAAAGAGAGAAAAAGCAACAGCCTACACAAAAAGAGTTGGAAAAGAGAGCAGACTTGCTGAAAAATAGCCGGTACGGAGGTAAAGGACACAGCCGGTATTAGATTGTAGAAAATATAATTTTTTTGCGTAGGTTGAAGAGGTTCACCATCTTTGTAACCTATGTTTAATGCAGTAGGGTATAATACACACTATACAAAGTACAATCTTCCACCGATGACAGTCAGGAAGTCAGTTAAAAAGACGGACTCCTGGAAGAAAGCTGTATTAGATGGATTTGAAATGATTGCAACAGAACAGTGGCAAGAAAATTTGGAATTCTTTGACCTCTACCGGATGGTAGACGGGCGATTAACTTATCAAGAACTCTCAGAGGTTGCCCCACATTTTGATGGTATTCAGTCTGTTTTAGATGGGGTAGGCATCCCATCATTTCTTCGTCACTATGATGTTGTAGGGATTATCCTAAAAGGGATGACTGGGATACTCATTCAGATGCAGGATAAGTTCCATGTAACAGATACGGGAGAGGTCGCAGAAAGTGAATTCATGAGATATAAGAATGACAAGCTCCGAGAGATGCTTTCACAAGTCATTCAAAATTCAATAAATTTAAGATTAGCTCAAGCAGGGTTTGATAAAGACATGAGTAAGTTTGCTTCACAAGAGGAGCAACAACAATACATGGAACAACTCCGTGCTGCACAAGAGAAATTTTCACCAAAAGACACAGTTGACTCGACTAAGAAGACATTTAAGACAATTGGAATTAAATGGGGAGAGCAAACACTAGAGCGGGACAAAGAAAGGTTTGATACACAATACATTGATAAGGAGAATTTTAAAGACTTCTTTACGATGGGCAGATGCTTTAGGCATCATCGAATAGGTTTTGATGATTACAGCATAGAGAAATGGGATGCAAGAAATGTGTATTTCTCAAAAGAACTCAACGCTAGGATTGCCCACAAAGGAGAATATATAGGACTTATTGATTTTATGACTCCTGCACAAGTTATTCGGACACATGGACACCTTATACCAACAGAAACACAGAAACAGCTTTTAGGTGGCAACCCGGACTGGAAGGACTTTATGGGTACTGGACATCAGTCTGGTACTATTGAGCAGTCAATCAAGTCAAACTTCAATACTCAGGCGAGAGTCCCTTTTAGTGGATATCACGAATACAATATGTATTTAGGTCTGCAGGAGGAAACTGGCGTAGCCCTTGGGGTACAGACACTTTTTAATGAGGATGGATCAACAACTACAAGAGATAGATTCCTCCCGAAAATGGCTGGGAATATACAGGGGTCTGCCTATGGCTCATACGCAAGAGTTTTAAGGGATGATTTTGAACACCGTGACGATCTATGCCAAGTTACTGAAACATATTTTAGAGCCTATGATCTACATGGGTATTTAACATACCCAGATGAATATGGGACAATGGTTACCGAGGAAGTGACAGAAGACATTCTTCCGGGATTCTTGAAAGATAATAATATCAAGCAAACATATAAGGAGTCAATCGTTGAGATAGTTGATGGTTTTGAACCAAACACCTTAAAGTGGATCTACAAGCCTGTCGTCTACAAAGGCGTTAAGGTACAATGCGGATTACTAAAAGACCCACTTTACTTGCAGTGTGAGGAGTGGGAACACCAGATAAGCGGGGACAGTGAGTTTGATGTATTCTTACCAGTATCCGGATTTATCGGGGAGTCTATTGCTAAGAAGATAGAGCCGTATCAAGCACAGCATAACCTCTACATGAACCAGGTTTATAGCTTGGTTGAGAAAGAGATTGGTATTTTCTTCTTGATGGATGTTGCAATGATTCCATCACAATATGCAGAATGGGGTGATGCAGGGGATGCATTCATGGCAATGCGGAATATTGCAAAAGAGGTTGGGATATTACCTAGTTCGAGCTCCCCGGATAAGCAAGGCGTACAGAACCCACATAATCACATCGGAGCATATAATCTATCGAACTCCTCTCAAATCAATGACAGGGTGAGACTAGCAGAGTTTGTTCAAGGGAAGGCGTATGAAGTTGTAGGGATGAATCAGACAATCCTTAAACAGCCAACTAAATACGAGACTGCGGAGGGTGTAAAACAAAGCCAGGAAGCAGGCTATGCACAGATGGCTGAGATATATGAGGACTTCAATAAGTTTATGAAGGCCTCAAAGGAATTGCATTTATCTGTTGCACAGTATGCGCAGAGTAATAATAAAGACATCAGTTTGTATTACACAAAATCTGATGGCTCCATTGAGTTCCTTAAAGCAACCGATCCAAGCTTCCCACTTAGACGTATTGGAATTATTGCTACAATGGATTCCTCTAAACGAAAAGAATTAGAGCAATTCAAGGCATACGTACTAAGCACAAACACATTGGCAACTGATACGATTGAGATAGCAAAACTAATCTCATCTGATGCTATGGTAGAAGCTGTTGAAATCACGAAACTATCTCAAGAACGAAGAGAGGCTAGAGAGGACATGATAAGAGGTCAATCGCAACAAGCACAACAACAAGATATCGAGGCTAAAAAGGAAATTGCAAAAGCAGAGATAGAACAAATTGCTTATGAGAGAGAGAAGGACCGTGAGTCTAAAATCCTTATAGCGGAAATTAACTCACTAGGAAGAGCAGCGGACAAGCAATCTGATGAAGTTGGTATCAGGAATATCCAACAGGCTTCTGATCAAGCTATCAAGATAAATAAGAACCAAACTGATCAGGAAATAGCTAATGCGAAGTTGGAGTTAGAGGATAAGAAACTAACACAATCACAAGCCCTTGCAATGGAGAAGCTGAAGTTAGAAGCACGTAAGATAGAGGAAAAAGTGAAGGACCGGACAAGCAAGGAATACATCGCAACAATCAACAAAAATTAAAATATATAATATTCTCCAATAATGGGGGATTAGAACATATAATATTTTACAACTGAGTAAAACTTAATATTATTAGATTTCATATCTAATACATAGATTTTCATAATTAAAAACCATAAAATATATTTGCAATGCCAGAAACAGAGAAATCAGCGAAAATTATTGACTTAAACGAATTAATGTCGCAAGAGATTGGTGAAGAACAAGAGGAGGTTAAGCCCTTTGTATATGATCTAGAACCTAAAAAAGAAGATCTTTTTGATTTAGGAGATCCGGAAAATGAAGAGGAGGAAGCAGGTGAAGAGGAGGAAGAAAATGAAGAGGAGGAAGAAAATGAAGAAGAGGAAGAAGGTGAAGAGGAGGAAGAAGGTGAAGAGCCGATAGGAAATTCAAACCACTACATCACCTCACTTAAAAATTTACTTGGAGATAGTGTGACACACATCCTACAAGAAAATGAAGCAGGAGAAGAAGTTGAAGTAGCGATTGAGGATATTGATATTACGCAAGAAATTTACGAAGATATTCTTCGAGCGAGAATTGAAACAATAGCAGAAGAGGCAAAAGCCAATACCATCTCTACAGAGGGTATATCAGAGTTCACACGAGAACTTATAGAAATTGACAGATTAGGAGGAGATGTAAGTACATTGTTGAAGTCCAAAGAGACTTATACAGATGTTCTCGACCAACTAGATTTAACCAAAGTTGAAGACCAAAAGAAAGCTGTTTACCTGCGATTAAAAGCGGAAGGTAGCCGATCAGATGAAGAAATTGACATCTTGATTAGTGGATATGAAACAAAAGGATTACTAGTAAGTAAAGCAGAGATATCTGATAAGGAGATTAGAGACGCTATACAAGGACAAGTTGATCAGGCTAAAGAGGTTGCAAACAAGCAACGGGAAGATAGGGAGAAGTTGATTAAAGACTATGAAAAAGATTTAGTCAAGAGCTTAGATCAGTTTGAACTGGATGATAAGATTAAGAAAAAGTTGGCTAAAGAGTCAATTAAAAGGGATGATAAGGGGCGATTTGAAGTTGATAACCTTTATTTCCAAATGAAACAGGATCCAGACTTAGCTGCAAAACTTATGCTCTTCATTTATGACATGGCGGAGTACAACAAGCAGATAAGCAAGGAAGTGAAAAAAGAGGTACAGTTGAAAGGTGCAAAAACACTGTCTCTAGTCAAAAGAAAGATTGATGGGGGCAGTTCAAAACAGACTAACAGGAGTGCAGCTAAATCTGTGTTATTAGCAGATTTAGAGAGAGGTTAAACGATAAATTAATAAATAACAAAACGATGAATAAGTTTGATATCAAACAAGTAGTAAATGGAGATTCCGTAATTGGGTTCACGTCAGCAAAAGAGATGAAAACTCAAGGTTGGTTGGACGCAGCTAAAGTTTCTGCCTATTTGACAGGAGGAGAAGGAAGTCCTCATAAAAAACACCTTGGGATGATTAATCTCTTCAACACAACGCATGATGTATCAGTACCTTTTATGAGGAACTTATTCGAAAACTCTGCGGTATTATCATGCGAAGAAGGCGAATCAATCACGTATGATTTACCGGTTAACCGCTCAAAGACTAAAACTTATACGGCAGTTGATACTTCTAATAAAACAGAAGCGCCGGGTATAGATGAGTCATACTTTGAATTGATTCTCTCAACAGAGTTCACAAAAGGTGATATTCTAACTTATGACCCACAATTTGGGGAGCAAGTAGTTGTATCAAGTGAGCATGAAATTGAAAGAGTTGGAGAGAACTACAAACACTTTGTACAGTACTCTACAAACAACCGTAATGCATCTTTTCCAAAGCAATGGTTGACTGCGGGTATTAACTACATGAAAGTTGGTAATGTAATAGCCGAGTTTGATACAACTTTCTCTTCTATTACAATGTTGAAAGGACCAGCTGGTTCAATAACTAGTGAATTTATCTTAGGTTCACCAAGAAGTGTTGAAACATACACAACTGCTAAGGCAGCTCGAATGCACTCACCAGGTTTAAATATGGTTGCAGATGACATTAGAGAGTCTGCAAATAGAGAGTTAGATGCATTAGGTGGGAAAGACCGCAACATGTTCTTTGTCGCTAAATTAGACAAAGGAGGAAAAGGATTCAAGGATGCTAACATGAAAATCGGGGCCACTTTAGAGTACCTTGCAATCATGGAGCTGTACAAAATGGAGACTTACTCGTTATTGTTTGCAAAAGCAGCTACGATCCAAAGCTCTAATGGGGTTAAGCGTATCAATGAGGGTGTGTGGCACCAAATTAGACGTGGAAAGATCATTAAATACTCAAGACCAGGGGCGATCACTCTTGAGCATTTGTATGAAGCAGCTGAGTACATCTACAAAAACAGCTCTATCGAACCGAAAGACCGTGTTATCGAATTTGAGGCAGGGTGGTATGCATACCAAAATGTTATGCAGTTGTTCAGCAAAGAGGCACTATCACAATTAGGAGCTATGCCAGTTGGAGTATTCGGAGACTCAATGCAAACACAAGACAAATTGTTCACAGGAAACCTCGACGATTTGGCAATGCAAGCAGTTCAAATTCGTTCTGTACTCTTCCCGGGAATTGGGCGTGTTAAAGTAACACACAGCTCCTCTATGGATTACCAACCGTTAGCTGATCGTAATTCATCAGGGATGTTTGGGGAAGGTTTGGCACAAACTTCATATTCACTGACAATCTCAGATGCAACTAAACCAGAGTACACTAACGTGGCTAGTAAGGTTAAAGGAGCAAACTTGGTAGAAGGTGGTGCACGTAACGCAAATATCTACTATGTTGCACCAGAGGGTGGTAACTTGATCTACGGATATGAGCAAGGACGACAAGAGAATGGTGCACAAAGAGCTGACATTGTATCTTCTTTGAAGTATATGGGAAGAACGTTCTGGGCAACCTCAACCTCAGCAGCTCTTGTTTTGGATACAACTCGATACATTACAATTGAACTCTCTACACTTGGTAGATAGGTAAATAATTTTTAAGGGAAAGGTGTGTTGGAAACTTCACACCTTTTTTATTGTATAAAATCTAATTTTTTTGGAGCAATCTCTATAATAAGTTAAATTTGGACTTTCAGAATAAAAACCAAATCAGTGATATGAGTGATAAAAAATTATTATTTGAACTCCATGGGATGAAGATCATGGATGATTCAATCTACCTAGTTGTGGATAAGCGGGATTATAGCGCCCCATCTGGATTCCAGGAAAGGGGTATTACAAAATTACCTTCTGATGGAGTTGGTGTAACTTTTCACGCACCTTATAAAAGGATCACTGCAACTACCGGCACATGGGATACAGGTTTCTACTCTCTGTCACCATGCTATGAAGGAGTTCCTACATCAAATGTGGATGCGATTGTTGCTGGACTAACAAAAAATTTGGTACAACCCTACCGACAAGCGACTGGTGACGAGAATGCACTAGGACAACACAACAATGACTTCTTTGACAAAACAAACTGGAATGTCTACGAAGGAAAGAGATTTAAAACAAAAAACCCTGCGGACAGGATAGCTTTATACTTCGCACTTTTAACAAAAGAGCTTGCTCCAAAGGATAAGAAGGATGACTCTACATTCATAACAGCTGCGTATATCGTAGTTGATGTTGACCAAAATGTTAAAAAGCGTGATGAAGTAGCTTCTTTGGAATTTGAGGCAATTGGCTTATTTGAAGCACTTTACAGAACAGATCCAACTAAGTTGAGTAAGATGCTCTACTACTTAAGAGGTAGTGCTATTGCAGAGGATATTGATATCAGTGCATATAGGAGTATATTCAAATCCTACATTTCCGGAACACCCGCTAATATTGAGGCATTCCTCGCACTTGATAAAGAGTGCCAAACAGAAAAAGGGATTGCTCGAATAAACATCTACCAAGCGTTGAAGGTTAACAATACACGTAATCCAAAGCTGACTACATCAAACGGAATAATCTACTACGGAGATGTAGAGGTAGGCGCTGACCTTAAAACAGCAGCAGCAAACATTACGATCAATCCAGAAATGGCGCAAATTAAGAAAGAGATCCTATTTGGTGAACTAGGCGAGAAATAGTTTAAAACTAGACGATGAATATAGCAGAAGTATACCTAAGATTTAATCAGTATATTAATGGGAATGCCACTAACAACAATATCAGTGTGGATAAGCCCAGGTTTGTACTCTTATACAATGCTGCACAAATTCGGTTTCTAGAGAATGTATTAGACAAAAGGAATGATGACAGCATCCGCTATGTTTCAGACCTTCTTGTGGTAGATAAAGCAATTGGAAAAGTGGGGGATAAAAAAACCCACTCTTCCTTTGCACTACCAAAAAATTATTTCGATCATGCAAGTGCATGGGCAGAGGCTTCCAAAGATGGGTGCTCTGACCGTATTAAATTGTTTGAAGTAAAGCCGGAGGATATTGAGGAACTGTATGTAGATGATAGCTCTGAGCCTTCCTTTAAGTATAGAGAGACTTTTTACTTGACATCAGAAGATAACTTTCTTGTGTACAGAAAAGGCTTCACGATTGATAAGGTATTCCTAACATATTATAGAGAGCCAAATAGGGTTGATATTGAAGGGTACATCCATCTAGATAATAGTGCCTCATCTAACATTGATCCAGAGCTTCCTGAAAAGGCCATTGAAAAAATTCTTCGAATAATGGCAAAAGAGGTTTCGATAAATTCTGGAAACGCTACGCAAGCACAGCTTGATAATGCAAGGATAAATTCCCCTGTATAAAAACATTAGATAAACTGTAATCTTTTTGCAAAAAAGATAAAGACTGTTTATATTTGCAACATCAGATTTAAGTAGCGTTCTGCTACAACATTCTTTAACAAGAAATTTTTAAACTAAAACATAACAAAAATGGCAATCGGAAATCCGTATGATAGGGACTTTTTTTTGATTGGCGGTGCAGTTAAACTTTCGGGAGGTTCTTTGAACTTATCTAAAGGTACACTTGCATTGGTTGATCAAACACAAAGTACCTTAAGTGGCTCAAAAGTACTGGCAACAGTTACTGGGATGAGCAAAAGAGAAAAAAACTTAGTCCTGAGACTAGGAATTCAAGATCGGACATCAACTCGATCTCATTCAAATGGTTCAATGAAAACATTACCCTTCTCCTTAAATGAGGTTAAGGACTTACGAGTTTCTACTCCAGAAAACACTGAGCAAAAGGTTGATGAAGTACTCTTAGGATATGATGGAATTAATGCAGACTCTGCATTTAACTTCCGTACAGGAGATTCTACCTTTAGAGTGACATTAGAGTTGTCAGGGGATCCAATTGCTTTCAGAGGCGGTGGAGGCAAAGATACTGAGTTTGTCAGCGTAAATGTCGAGATACCTGAATGTAACGTATTGGATACCTGTGTAGATTGTGATCCATGCTCTAATGTGAATCCACGAGGGATCATCTTAGATGCTATTGAGCAATTGAAAAGACGACAATTGACAGGCGGTAACACAGTTGACCAATTTGTAGACATTACACCGGTATTCAGTTGCGCTGATGATCGCACAGCAATAGAAGTACCTTATGATTATTACTGCCTAAGCGTATGTGACACTGGAACACAAGAAGCACTAGCTTTAGTCTCTCAGCAATATGACACAACTGTTATCTTAACAGAACGTGTTGGATCAACATCTACGTACCAAATGTTGTTACCAAGAACAGCCGGAGCACCAGCAGGTTACTCGCAATCTTTAGCAAGTCTAATCAAAGGCTGTGATGCATGTCCAGCAGGATACACAGCAACAGATGGTGGCTACTTGTACTCAGTTTCTATTGAGGATGATGGAACTGACCAAAGCGCAGCCATTGATGATTTGCCAGGATATGTTGCTGGGACAGTTACAAGAGAAGATGGACACTTACACGGTGCAGGGTTCTATACACTTGTTGTTGAGAACGTCTTAACATCTGCGCAAATTGCATCATTCATTGCAGCTTCGGCAATCAAATCAACAGCAATTTTTGAAAATCATGGACCGGTTGCAGCCATTTGTGAGAATGGGACATTAACAACTGTGTCATGGGCTAACTGTGGAACTTGTAATGTTATCGCAGAGACGTACACAATCACATTACCAGATAATGAATGTGGGTCGGATCGTTTGGATGAATTGAATGCTGCGTATGAGACCACAGTTACTCTTGCAACACAAGAAGCAACAACTGCGGACTTAACCTTAACAGGGACAAGTGGAACAGCAAATGTGAATGTTGATGGAACCAACTACTTAGCAACTTTTGCTACAAGTTTGACTGTCACAGCTGCAAACTTTGTTACTGCGCATGCAGCTACAATTTTAGCTGCCCACGGAATGGTTGTGGAATCAGCTGGTGCTGTGATCACTTTCACAGCTGTAACTGCAGATTGGGTACTACCTACAATTACAAATGTAACAACTAACTTGGCAGGTGCAGTAGCAGCAACTACGTTAACTACTTTACCAATACGCCAAGCATGTCAGACTCAGTACCAAATTTCAGTATTCTCTGATATTGTATGCGAAGAGTGTGATGCAGTTTTTGAAGATTTCTACTCTACAAAAGCGCCAGCTCCTTATGACATGACTGATTGGGTGAAAGATGCAAATGTTGGATCAAACCCTTCTGGATTATGTTTGACAGGTATCCGTATCAAAGGTAAAGTGTTTAGATTACAGTCAGAAGAAGCACTTCGAGATCTCGTTGGGTTTGTTGAGGCTTCTACTAAAGTTAGAGCATCAGCTGGTTACCCAGTGGAGGTTAGAGAAGGTATTGGACGAATCTTTGGAGGATCCTACATTGGTAAATATTTGTCACGATGGGTTCCTAGAACACATTTGGCTGGGAATTTACGTGATTTAGAAAATGAATCTCGTTACTACTTCCAAGGTTTTGATAAGAAAGATTACCTAGGACGCATTTTGACCGGAGAGGTGAGTAATTTAGAAGACCAATTAAAGCAGTACGTGATGTACACTTTACAAATTTCTTCTGATAAGCACTCACAAGGATTTGCTGGAAGGGTATCGCAAGATATCAACTATCAATTCTGGGCAGAAGTTGGACGACACAATGCTGTAGAATCGTTACTAAACAATATCGCTACAAACGCAGGAGTACCTGCTGTGAAAGCTTTCGGATAGTACCAAGAGTAATTGACAAAAATAATCAAAGGAGAGGGCATAATAGTCCTCTCCTTTTTTATTTACTATAAACTAATGTTTTTGCATTAATGAATATCATGTATTAGATTTGCTACTTCAAAACCGAATTTCAACATGGACCAATCTAAAGCATACACACTAATGTTGAGGAAGTACTCCTCAAGAGTGCAGATGCTTTGTTGTAGGCTGAAACAAATTAGAGAAGAATTAGCAGCGTGTGAAGCAGGTGTCGGTGGAGGAGATGTTACAATCAACATAAATGGAATACTGTTTGATGTTATTGCATGTGGAGAAACCATTGATGTAGCTGTTGTAGACACAGGTGATGTTGCAATAGGGACTATTGTAGGGGATAAGGTGGTTATCCCGGATTGTCCAACACCAGATGATGGAGAAGTGCGAGTTAATAGTAACCTCATTGGATTTGTACCTAGTGGGGGGTTGATAAATGTTCCCGTAAAATACCAAAACGGTGCCTTAACTGGAACTATTATTGCAGGAGAAGTTATAGTTGATGATCCGATTGTTTGTGCAGACGCATCTGTTACAGTCAATTCAATAGCATTTGGTAGCGTAGTTAGTGGAGGGACAATTAATGTTCCTGTAAAATACGCTAATACTACACCTGTTGGGACTATCATTGGAGGAGAGGTTATAGTACCAAACCCGGTCACGCCAAAAAACACAGCCAATCTTTTTAAGACAGGATCAGTTGCTTTCACACCAAATGATACAGGGTCAATAGGACAAGGAAGGGGTGTAGACTTCTTCACCCTATCTATTAATAATCCCTTTGGGAATAATAAGAGGTTTACAGATTTACTAGGAACTCAGGTCTATACAAACTTTGTAGTAATAGATTGGTCAACAATGAACCAGATTGATAAGAAGGTGCTATGTTACTACATAATACCATTATCACCAGACTCTCTTTATAACCACCATGCCAATGCCCCATATAGTCGAGTATCAAAAACAGGGTGGCAATTATTTAGCCTTAAACAATATGTGAATATAATGAATATAGGAGTAGTTAGGGATTATTTGAACTACCCCCCATTCAATTATGCAAACTCTGGTGCGATTGCTGACAGACTATGGTTCAATGATTCAGAATCTGCAACAACCGGCATGTTTGCTGTAAACACAGGTATGTCTGTAAGTGGTAAAAACTCTGTGTATAAATCAATATTGCAGAGAGAGTATACCGAAGCGGAGATAGGCGTACCTTTTTAATAAAATAACACCCTTACCAAATGAAACAACACAACTACTTAGGATTCGATGATCTACAAGATTTTTTTGGGAGCCTCCTTAGATTTAAGGATTGGTCAGTAATCTCTATCCCTGTGATAATAGCAGGGATTACTACTTTTATAACCGGATTCATCTGGGATTCACCTGAAGCGATATGGACATTATGGGTTCTTATGTTGGCAGACTACACCACCGGGGTAGCTAAGTCAATGAAGGCAAAGGAGTTTGTCAGTTACAAGTTATTCAGGATGCCAATATATTTTTTTGCGACGAGTTTTCTGATATCAATTTCTTGGTGGATATCAAAATCAAGTATTCTTTTTATACCTCTTCCTAGTCTCGTATATGGGGGTTTCACAGGGGTATACCTGATATCCCTACTTGAAAACTTAGGAGAACTTGGGCTGTTACCAAAGACCTTAGTAAGTGTAATCAAGAAGAGGTTTGGGCTAAAGGCCTTGATGGACAAGTGGGATAAAACAGAAGAAGATGAAAAGCCTGAGTAGAGTGCTACCCTACCTCGTTTTGGTGATTTTGACCATAGTTATAATGAGGGCATTGGGGAGCACGGGGGAGTTCCATTCAGCTATTGATGAGGACAAGGAAGCCCTCATAGAAGAGGTGAGCATGTGGAAAGAGAGGTACTTAGAAGCAGAGCGTAATACACAATCTCTTATAAAGAAGGTAGAATTAATCACAATTGAAATAGCTAGATATGAAACAGATAATGATAGCGTTGTTAATGGTATTCGCATGGCTGCCTCAAGTAGGGATTACACAAGACTCGACGAATTTGGAGACGACCTCATACAGAGACTGCGAAAAAGGAGATAGTATAAAAACTATTTGCTATAATGACTTTGCACTACTTTTAGAATATGCGGAAAAAGGGTATGATTATGATTCTGTAGTATTCAAGTTCAAGCAGCAATTATCATACACGGAAAGTAAGTTTGATAACTGCAAGGACCAAACAGAGTATCTCCTAGAGGTGAGCAACTCTTTGAACACACATATTGAGAAGTTAGAGAGAGCATTAGATAAAGAGCATAAAAGACTAAATAGAGTCAAGGGGGTCGCATATACAAGCGTGTTTATTAACCTCTTCTTGGCACTACTAATAATAGTAAAATAAGATGAATTACAGCGCTAAAATATTGGTGGAGAAAGCCAAAAAATCACAGGGGTATGAGGACATACCAATGGATTATTGGATTTGTTGCGTTAGGAGCAATATGGAAGAAAGGGAGCCAAATAAGTTTAAGTGTATGCTAAACCTAATGAAAGGTGAGGATCTTATTTTGACAACAACTTGTACAACAGTACCCGGACTTCCTGCGCTAAAGGGTGGCTTCAAGAAGTATAACAAGGCTGGCGCAGCTGTTGTTAAGGCAGGCATTTGGATGTATAGGGCCTTTGCACCAGGAAAGCATAACGGCAGAATGGATGCACTAAGACAGGTTAAGAAGATATATGCATACAGAGACAGTGACATGGACTCAGTCGCAGAGCAGAATGGGATTGCATCTCTTGGAATGTGGAATACACATATACATGGAACCAGCTATAATTTTATCGACACAATTCGAAAGGTATTTATTGGAGAGTGGAGTTATGGGTGTATTGCATGCAACTTTATGCCTGAATATAAACAGGTGATTGAAATGACTAAAAATCAACCAGAAGTATCTGCCATTATTTTAGATGAATTCAGCATTTAATGTTGGCAAATCTAATGTTTTTTGAGAATAGATAATTGATGATTAAATTTGTGATATGGCTGCTATTAATATAGACTTTTCAATTTATAGTTCCCCCTACTACCTGAAGGTTGTGGATTTGAGCGTTTGGGGAGTAATTGCCCCTAAGCCGTCTATTATAGAGATTACTTTACCGGGGTATTCGGAGCCCATTACTAAGTTTTTTGATAAGGTAAAACTAAACGTCTTTAATACAAATAATTTAGGGATAAGTGCCGGGGATGCAGAAGGGTTGAGCACACTTCCAGATGGGGTATATAGAGTTAAGGTCATAGGCTCACCGGAGAAGTATAACAAAGAGACATACTACCTGAAGACCGACCTATTTGATATGGAGTTTGATAAAATACTCATTGACAATGTGGATAAGATGGGGGATAGCGTATTCAATACAAAACTGACAGAGATCGAATTCTTAAAGTCTGGTGCACAAGCACATCTAAGAGCAGACCTATTAGGGATGGCCTCTATGTTATTTGATAAAGCACAGGAACTAGTTGACGATTTGATAACCTGTTCAACCTGTAAGTAGTGTGTGGGTGTAATAGGGGGGTAAAATCCAATGTGAATGGAACAGCTTGCCAGGGAAAAGTGAACACTCTCCAAGTTTTAAGGAATAAGCTCATCACTTTGGAAAAAGTCGTCATATCCGAGGAGAAAACTAATGAGTACAGAGAGGTCAGAACTGATGTGGAGGAAATGGTAAGAGACTCAGTGAATACATGCCCGGATATGTCCACAGTAAATCTACTGAAACAATATGTAGAAAATGAGTACACAAAGAATAATTGATAAGACTAATCTCCCAACCTCAACGTTGGTTTACCAAGCATTGACTAAGATGTCTGTGGACCTTTTGAAAGAGTTAAAATTTGAAGTTGGGCATGTCTGTACAAGTAAAATGCGTAACCTGCTAAGATTTGAGAGACTTCATTGTAACGACTATTGCTACATAGATGAAGAGCAGGGCAGAAAAGTAAGAGAAGAGTTAATTAAAATAGCAATACTGAAAATAGATGTCTTGTAATGATAAAATATTTAACCCTTGTGGAAAGAAGATCAACGCTAACTGTGTTGATTATACAGGGGACTTACATGTAAATACCAACCTAGATATCTGCGATAAACCGTCTGTCACAGATGTAATCGAGGATATGAATGATTACCTTGATGAGATATCAGACTCACTGGATCTGA